CAAGGGTGCGCCCGAACAAGTTCTTCTTCGACTATCTGTACGTCATTCCCTGCTAGATACATAGCATCAGCTTCAGATATACCATACTCATGGACAGCACCCATATTAGGAATATCCATCCACTCTAGTTCCTCATCTGTAATGCCACGGTCTTCTAGGTTCCTACCGATACCAATAGTATCAATTCCTAGCGTATCTTTATACACTTGAAGACGTAATCCCTCGTGCTTTATTAGTTTTTCAATAAAGTCTTCTCTACGATATTTCATTACACATCCCTCTTTTTCCCACGGATGATTACCTGTATTTTCCATTTTAAACATTGACATTAGTGTTTCTCATGTCCCATCCACACCGCAAATGCACCTGTCATGGCCCCCGTGACTACACTCACTAGTGCTGCTTGCTGGCTTGTTGGGTCTGGCAGTGTCATAAACCACTCCACTACCCGCCAAGCGGATAAGGACATCCCAAGCATCATCAGACGTGGTAGTATCTTCCACTTCAATAATCTTTCCATTGTTACTTCTGCCACGATTTCTCCTCGCTTGTTCTTCTGTAGTTCTCTCGTGCATACTCCACATCGGCATTAGGACTACCCTTTTCCAAATAGCCTAGTAGCACTGCGAACACCAAAGCTGGCAGCAACAATAACACCAAGGCTATATTGATACCATGTTGGCATAGATTGCAGTTGTGCAAAGCCGTTTGCAACTATTTCTTCCATACCCGGAACGAACGCAAGAATGAGAGGTATAGAGAACAAAATAGTAAGCCATTCATCTTTCCACGATGACTTACTGCCTTTAGCCATTTCCAAATCCCAGTCAAGTTCGCCTGTAGCTTTTTTCTCCATAATTGTGGCTTCTGCTTTAGCCCGTGCAACTTTTGCACCAGTTTCTGCTTTAGATTTTTCAACTTTTCCATTTAACCATGTTCCTGCTAACTCTGTTATAGGTCCAATCAGTAAATTTAACATTATCTGCCTCTTCTAAATCTTGCTGTTTTCTTTGCAATATTTTTAGGTTGTTTAACAAATTGTTTACCTGCAGCCTTACCCTTTCTTTTAGCCCTAGTTGTAGCAGCATATTCTGCACTTGTCAAGGATTTAATTGCTGCAGAGGGTAAATAACGCTCCCCTGTCTTTGCAGAAGGCTTACCACTTTTAGTGCGCCACTTTTGACTAGTCCAATCTTTTAAACTTTTTTGTGGTGCTTTCATTACTTTCTTGACTTCTCTATAGCTGCAAATGTCTCACGTAGTGTTGGAGGTTTTTCATGTTTTGGATCGTACTTGCATTCTATCTCTCGCGGGAAGTATTCGTTTATACCCATCCAAACACTATCCACTGTATTGTTAGGTCCATGATATATACATAGTTTTTCCCCGTCTATCTTGCTACATCCTTTCAGTCTACACGTTACATACTCAGGCCATGTCTCTGCGTTGGCTGCAAGACCTTTAAGAAATAACACAAACCCTACAAGACAACCTGCACCAATACCTGCCATTATTATCCATGCCACAATCTCTACAAACTTACGCCTACGTTGCCTTTGTTTATATAGTGTCTCTTGGCGTTGCTTCCTAATGGTCCCTTCCATTTTTACGAGTTGATCCCACTTGGACTTGCCCATAGTAAGACCAATCCACTGTTGTAACTCTCTACGTTGTGCTTCTGCTTTTTGTTTAGCAGCAAATGTTTCTATGGCTTCTTGTTCTACAGACTTACCAGCAAATAACTTCTTAAAGATAGGTGGGTTCTTAGCTTCTTTCTCTAGCATGTCCAAGTCGGACATTGCACCCATCCAGCGTGATAAATCAGAGGCCATTGATTCAATATCACGGCCTATTTGAAAGCCTTTTTTAATAGCACCAAACGCTGCTGATGCTGTTGCCATTGCACTAATCGGGTCCATTAGTATACCTTTATATTGCCTTCAGTTATAAATTTAGGTACGCAGTAAGAGGTTATAAGATTGCCTTGCTTGTGTAATGTTTGTGCGTACCATATGCATTCTTGTAAATCTTTAAAATGCATATCATTGCTAATTAATTTTTTATCCTCCCCTATGCCTACGAATACAAATAGGAGAAAGACATGAATCATAATAGTTACTCGTTATTCTTCTCTCTAAGTTGTACACAAAAACAATCGTCCTCTGGGTGGTCAAAACCATGTAGTGTGACATTTAAGTGACACTGTGATAAATAGTCATGCACACTGATAATTTTAGTTTCTGCTTGAAGCGGGTTAAAAGATACCATAACACAGAATAAAACTGTACTAGCCCCTATAGCCCCCTCCTTTTGCTTTATATTGTGAAGCTAACATCTGGGCTTTACGCGCCGACCACTGACCCGGAGAACCACCTTTGCCACCAGCTTTAATTCTATTAAATAAGTTTTTTCTCATTGTGGGCTTAGTGTAGTTGCCAGCTTCATTAACTCTACTTTTGCTCTTCGGCGCACCACCCGCCGCAAGTTTAATCTTTCTAACTGGTTTCTTTTTCGCCTTTGCTTTTGTAACCTTCGCCATCTTCCTAATCTCGCTTCTTTGTGTTGTGCAGAAATATGCATAGATGCTGCCCCTAATTATTAGGCTGCTTCTCTACTACTCCAATAAATAGTTCCGTAATCGTGCAATATTTCTTCGTCTTTAGCTATATTTTGAAGTGCATAGAACCTAATAAAGTTATCGTCTTCTTCATTTACATCCCACTCTGCATTAGGAGTTTCACTGTGATTATATATCATTGCTAATCCTAAAGGAATACAAAACGTATCCTCTTCTCCTTCATATGGAGAGTAAAACATATAGTCGTGAAGAACACACTCATCGCCTATATCGTTTTCATCAGAAACTAGATAAGGACATAACTCTATAGTATCACCCACAGAGTAGTCCTTATCCGCAAAAACACCAAGGCCGTGTATTTTTGATTTAGCTACGTAAGGCAATTAACGCTTCTTTTTTGCCATACCGCCACGCATCATCTTTTTCTTCCTAGACATCTTAGGCATACCGCCGCCAGCCATTTTACGTTTCATCATACCGCCGCCACGCATTTTCTTCTTAGCCATTTTTGCCTTGCCATGCATTGCCATCTCTTAATCTCCTTCTGTCAAGCACTAAAGCATCATATACGTCCTCTGGAAAGTGTTCGTAGTAATTAGACTTTTCCAGATACAACGCTGCATCGTCTAGTTTAGATAACAACTGAACAAAGACCATACAGTAAGATAGGCTGTCATCAGTAACCCCGTCATCTACGAGAAAATCAAGTCCAGCCTCTGTCGCGTCATAGTCGGGGTGGAACACCATCAGGTGCAAATCAATACCTGCCACTGACGCCAACTCATTTATGCCATCACAATACCCATCTAGGTATTCCATGTCTGGCAAATTCTCTTCTGCCCACACTACAATCTCGTAGTCGTGGTCATTAAAAGTACGGACCTCTTCCATGAGTCCGTCTAGCCCAGTGTTTATACTAAAGGCTACTTTATCATCAGCCCATGCTTTTCTAGCATAGGGGCAAGGTGGTAGACCATTTAGTTTAGCATTCGGTATTTCTAAAAAGTCTTTTGACCACTTGCGTATATCAGCTTCTACCCTATGCACGTATGTCTCGTTTAGAACCCGTTCTAGTTCTGGCAAAAGACCTATTACTAGAAGGAGTTTGAAGACTAAGGTTACTCCTACGATTATCACGAGGATTTCCATTTCTGTGCGCTACATCCTTACCGTCACCCTTTTTAGCTACACCTGTTTTCATCAACGCACCACGAGCAGCATTACGGGATGCCCTGCGTTGTTTCTGTTTAGGTTTAGCGTGGTAATTATCATATTCTTTACGGTAATTACGTTTAGTGGTTACACCACCAATCGCTAGTTTTTTCTTTTTATTTTTAGCGGCAGTCTTCTTCTTTTGGCTTTCTATAAATCTACGAAAGACAGCGGCTGCAGCTAACTTACCTGCAACCTTTGCCCGTTGTTCCATAGCTATGGCAGCTTGTGTCTTGTGTGCATCAGTTCTGTTAGACGCTTTAATCTTTCGCACACTAGCTTCAGCATCTTTAACCGTAGCAAACTTTAAACCCTTAATAGTTCCTTTAGGGTCTTCGTCTGTGTACAGATCACTATGCTTCTTAGACTTTGCGGGTTGGCCTTTTTTTCTTGGCACTCTTGGGTTTGCCATTAAGAACTCCTTGTAAAGTCTTAGCCTGACTAGCATGGCTTTTAGAGGCTTTCTTTAAACCTCTAATAACCTTCTTTACTTTTCTTTGTTTTTGAATCTGCATCACTTTTTCAAAATTTTCCTTACTACATCTGGTCTTTCTTTAGCCAATGCCTGTAGTCCGGGGTTTAAATTTTCTGTTACTAATGCACCTTTACTAAGATACATATGTTTCTTTCCATTAGCCATACCACCCATAGCCATCTGCATTGGACCTTTCTTTTTCTTCATAACACCACCTTTATTTTTAGTCTCTACATTCGATGCTGCTACAGAACTAGCACGTCTTTGTGAATCAGAGATATTATTTTTTTCTACATACTCATTAATCTCTGCATTAAGACCTGCCACATCGCCTTTGTTTTTGATGGCATTATTACGCTCTACATACAAGGATACCAATGCTCCAACTGCATTTGATTCTTTAGACATTATTTCTTCTTCCTCTTCAGGCTACCCTGTGTTCCACGTGCAGCAGCTTTGGCAGCAGCACTACCTGTGCCACCATACAAATCCATCAGACGTTTACGATCTGTGGCATCTTTAGGGAAGATGTTACCTTTAGGACCAAAACCTACACCCTTACCAGCAGTGATGCTAGTGCGTTTATCACTAACTCCACCCAAAGGAGGTGTGGTACGTTTTTTCACACCATCTTTATCACGATCAGTGATTGGCTTTGGCTTCTTAGCAACTTTTGGAACTTGCCTCTGCTTCTGCCTATCTGACATATCACCACTTGCACCCCGTTTAGGAGAACGTGCTGGTGGAGTCACTTTACTCTTTTTAGGTTTAGACTTAGGAGGTGTAACTCCTGTTTTAGGTTTAGACTTAGGAGGTGTAACTCCTGCCCCTGCTTTCGGTTGTCCCTTTTCTCCACTCAAAGCCCTTCTAGCAAGATCAGCCCCACCTAAAGCACCAGCTACAATTAAAGGACCAAGAAAAGGATTTCTTGTTTTCTTCTTAGAGGCTGGCTTCGTTAGCTGTTTAGGCTTACGTGTAGTATCTGTGCCACGCACTGTTTTCATACCTTTAGGTTTATCCTTAATAGAACGTGTTTGTGTTATGGCAGTGCCGGGTTTTTTAACTTCCGACTTAGGTTTTTTCTGTACTGTTTTAGACGCAGGTTTACGCACAGGAACTAAAGAAGTACCGGGGCTATCTTTTTTTTGTTGCGCTTTTGTTGCAGGTTTAGAAGGAGGTTTAGACGGTGTAGTTGTAGGTTTAACCTTACGTTCAGCTTTAACAGGTTTACGCTCTGTCTTTACGGGCTTACGATCTGCTCTTACACGAGATTTT